AGGCTGATATGGAAATATTAAATACTCATGGTTGGAAACCTCAACAGGAATTAATGAAATATATAAAAAAGAATAGGGTTGTTAATAGATGAATGACAATGACAAAGCATTACAAAGATTATATACAATGTCTGATTGGCAAGAATTTGAGGATTCTATTAATTTAAAAAAACTTTGGTCTGGTCAAAAGAATTTTGGAGAATATGATAAATATATGTTTGTAGGAAATTTTTGAGGAAATAAAGGATGTTTTGTCATTTAAATTATCAGGTGGATAAGAAGTATCTGAGAGTCTATTTTTATGATAATTATGAAAGAGGTAGATGGCATAGATTTAATCCACCAATATTGATGTGGTGGAAATTATTTAAATACGATCACATTGTAGAAGAAATAATGGACGATCTGGGCATAATTGATATGAATGTTAAACCCAGATTTTCTTTTCAATTACCTTATACAAGACTGACAAAGCATATGGATTATCAACGCATTGTAGGTATTAATTTTAATCTGGAACCTAAGACTATACCAAACCTTCATATATACGGGAAGGCTTATCCTTACGAAGCATGTTTGGTAGATGTAGGTTGTATAGAGCATAGTGTTGAGAAGGTTCCTTATGAGAGGTTAATATTAAAATTTGCCATACGAGAATCTTGGCAAGACATATTTGATGTGATGGAATCAAGAGGATTGATTGATGTCGAGAAGACTAGACAGGTCAATCCAGATTACAAGAATTATAAATCTGTAATCAAGAAAGAGGATAAAAAATATCTAGAGGGTAAATATCTAGCAAACCAACTTTTACAATATACTAAATAATTAAATAGGAGATATTATGGCAAGAACAGTAATTTTAACACAAACAAGACCTAACACAGGCATTGCTTTTCACGATGCTTCAGATGATTTTAAAGCATTAAAGCAAGAAATGGTAGACGCTGGAACTCTAGTAGATAATGGTGGTAGTAATAATGAAACTGATTTAATAAGAACTTGGACTTTAACATTTACAGATGAAGACGTTTACGTTACTTATTTAAATGACGCTAGAGCACAATCTTATTTTCAGGTTAGACAATCATATAACCTAGCTAATGGTATAAGCGAATACTGCTTAAACACTTGACTAATATATTATTTTTATTATGCTTCCAAATGATATAAATCAATATCAGGTTTTTAATAAACACACATATTTACCTTATAAAGATAAATTAAATTTATTATTAGATAAGTTTAGCCAATCAAATGATAAGTTAAGTAAAAATTATACATCTGAAAAAATAAAGTTTGACAGTTTAAATGATATTACTTTGATTGTCTATAATGATGAAATTATAGCTTTTGCTTCAGTATTATATAAAAATATTTGGCCAAAAAATATTTGTAGAATATTTAATCGCATATTAAGAAATAAAGAATTTGATTGGGTCAATCCAACATTTGGTATTATATCAAAATTAACACACGACCACCAAGTAAAATATTGTAAAAGTATAGGTAAAGATTATGTTTTTCTATCTATTGAAGGTAAAAAAAGAAAATATTTACAAAGATGGACTAAACAAGCTGATGAATATAGTCCTAGATGGACTTTATGTAACGATAAAAAATGGGTATGTAAAGGAATTCCTGAAAGTTGTTTACAACATATCACATATAAAAAAATATCAGATACTAACGAGCCCTTTCCTCTATAAAAGGTAAAAATATTGTACTAGGATCAAACTCTCCTTTTTCAGCAAAATCATATAGTCTAGTATTATTATGGTGATTATTATGTAATGCTTGTCCCCAAGTTAACCATGAAAGTATAGGTATATTCATTGACTTATCTTTTGTATCAAATGTTCTATAACCAAATTTACCTAAATGACAAACTGAATTAACAATTGCTTCTTGATGATATGATAAGGCTGCTGGGATCAACCAAAACCATAACATAAATTCTATATTAATTAAACTTAATATTGTCAAAGTTGCTAAAACAATATAAGTGTATTTACGATTTAACCATAAATGAAATTTATCTTTTCTTATATCAGGAATAACTCTAGTATTAATTTTACCTAGTTTTCTATTATGTAACCACCCAATATAAGAGTGAAAGAAACCATCTTTAGGACTATGTGGGTCACCATCTTTGTCAGCGTGTGGATGATGTTTACCTCTATGTGTTGCCGCCCACCACAAAGGACTACCTTGCACACATAAGCAAGATAAAAATAATAAAGGTTTTCTCAACCATTTTTTTAATCTAATAGATTTGTGACTTACAACTCTATGTAAAATAACAGCAGAACCTAATCCACAAAAAAGTACCCAACCTAAAAACAAATATAACCAATTAGGTGATGTTAAAATAATACCTAATAAAGCCAATATTTGAACAGGCCAAAATACAAACCACAAATTGATTTCACTTTTACTCACTAATATACTCCATCGTTTTCTTTAATATGTTCTAAAAAAGGAGCAACTTCAAAATTTTGAGTTAATCTACCTCGTTTGGCATTTGTTTCATCATTAAATCCTCCATCAACGCCCTCCCAATTAGTAATATTTATTCTAAATTTTCCATGTTTTACCGTCCAGGCATACTGATTATCTTCAAGTAATTTTGGATTTGGATTTATACCAAATTTATCTGATATCAATTGTTTTAATTCATCAAACTTATAATTCTCATCCTTTTCAACCATATAACGTCCTACTTGTCCAACATTTCTAAACTCAAAAGATGTACCTGCTCGCCAAGTATTATTATCTTTATATACAACCATTTTATCTATAATATGTTCGTTTAAATTTTTAATAACAATACAACCAATAGACAACCGTAATTTTAAAGATAAACAATGTGCTAATGCACTCATTTTTTTATTAGCACATTTTAATCTATCAGTTACTATATACACATCATCATCATCAAAACCAGTCATACTTAAATATACAGTTTTCAATCCAGCGTCTTTTAATTCTTTTAAATAATGATAATGGGAAATTCTTAATCCATTAGTTGCAATAGTTGTTCTATGACCAAGTGATGTAGCTTCTTTTATAATCTTTGCTAAATCTTTATGTAATGTGGGTTCACCACCAATAAATCTAAATTCAGTTTTAACTTTAAATCTTTTTATAAAGTCAATAACTTTATCTGTATTTAAATCTGGATAATGTCTAAAAGGTAAGTAACAATTAGCACACTCCATATTACATCTATGTACTATGTCACAATAGACAGATTTAAATTTGCTATCTTCTGGTTTCATCTATTAATTGTCCATTGTAATACATATATTTAATTAAATTATAATCATCATATTTCTCTTTAAAAGAAATACTTAATATTATTCTATCTGTATTTGATTCATTTATAACTCCGTGTATTGCTCTTGTATTCAAACAGAAAACTTTATCAGATACAAAGGTTTCAATTAATTTTGGATTTTTATATTTTTTAGCAATAGTTTGTTTCTTTATACCGTCTACTTGTATAAAAACTTCCTCCTCTTCTGTACCTTCAAAAAAAGTAACTTTATCAGTTTTACTTATTATGACTGGTATATTAATAGCTACCTTTCTTTTATCTGTATGTGGAGATACTTTACCGTTCTTTAATGTTTTAAAAAATTTAATATTTTCAATTAATTGATTATAATTTTTAAGTTGATTAATATGTTCTAGTACATCTTCTTTAGAAACATATTGAGTATGTAAAGATGTATTTTCATTTTTGCCATATTGTGCCCAATTATTTTTATTATTTAAATAGGTTTGTTTTAATTTTTCAGTATCAAATTTAAATTCAGGTATTTCAAAAATATTAATCATTTATTTTCTCAAATATTTGATAATTAAGATGACACAACATATTTAATTTCCTTTGCAACTTCCTCAAAAGACTTATCAGGTATTGAAAACTTTAAAATAATTCTTTCTGTATTATCTGTTTTAATTGAGTGTTCTTTTTGAACATTAATTAATGCTTGAGTATAATAATACTCTTTACCTTCAATATTAATTGGAGTAGAACTATCAGACAATATCATATTTACAGCACATTGAGTTCCATAATCTTTATGTGGTCTTAACTGATAATTAGGTTGTAGATAATAGAATCTAGATTTGCCTTTTATGTTTAATTCTTTCATAATGTTATCTATATAATCACTAGTATAATGTGATATTAACCATTCATTTATTGTATAATTATGAATACCCTGCCAAGGCTTTTCATTTTTTTTCTTATCTTCAGCAAGTTCCCAAGGTTTAGCAGTTTCCCTAGCTTTATCAGATTCTAATAATAAAATATCTTTATTGATAGGGTAATTTAGGTGTATTAAAGGTTCCATTAGTATTATTTATCTATCTACCAGACAGATAATTTATAAATAGTAGAAAAAGGATTTAACAATTATGGCCATTCCAACAACTAAAGCTACTTTTAAGAGTTATTGTTTGCGCGCTCTGGGTGATGGGGTTATTGACATTAATATTTCTGATGATCAGGCTGATGACCGGATAGATGAGGCGCTTCAATATTTTGCTCAGTATCATTATGATGGTATTGAAAAGGTATATCTTAAACATCTTGTTACATCTGCTGAAGTTACGAGGGCCCGATCTAATACTTCTACAACAGGAACGGACACTGTTGATGACACCATTACAGCAACATGGAAAGAGGGTAATAATTTCATTCCACTTCCTAGCGCTGTTATTTCGGTAATACAGGTCTGGCCTTTGAGCGATACTGGTGCTGGCTCAAGTAACATGTTTGATGTGCGTTATCAGCTGCGCCTGAATGATATGTTTGACTTATCTTCTACATCCGTGATGCATTATCAAATGACAATGGATAATCTTGATCTTATAGAGCATATTCTTGTTGGCGAAACTCCTATCAGGTTTAATCAGCACCAAAATAGATTATATATTGATGCTGATTGGGGGAATGATTTTACTGCTGATGTAGATTATATTATTGCGGAATGCTACAGGAAACTTGATCCTACTACATACACTGATCTCTATGATGATATTTACCTTAAACGCTATGCAACAGCACTGATCAAGAAGCAATGGGGCGCTAATCTTTCCAAGTTTAATGGCGTCACAATGTTAGGCGGCGTAACCATGAATGGAGAAACACTTTATACTCAAGCGTTGGAAGAGCAAAATAAGCTGGAAGAAGAAATTCATTTGGCGTTTGAACTTCCAGTTAACTACATGATAGGATAATTCATGGCCGTAAATAAATATTTCCATACCAGTGGCGCTGCAGCAATTGCTTCAGAACAAAATCTATACAAAGATTTGGTTACAGAAGCTATTCAGATTTACGGCCATGATGTTTATTATTTGGATAGGACACTTGTTGCTGAGGATACTGTGTGGGGTGAAGATTCACTTTCCAAGTTTAATACCCAAGCACCTATAGAAATGTATATGGAAGATGCTAATGGTGGATATGCCGGTGAACGGGAGCTCATGACTCAGTTCGGACTACAAAATCTAAGTGAAGCAACTTTCGTTGTTAGCAAGTCACGCTTTCAAGATAAGACAAAGCAAATTCAGATAGAAACTGGTACAGACTCAACATCGTCTGGGTCTATCCTATTAGAGTCTGGAACACTCGACAGCTCATCTAAGTTAGAGGGAAGTACGTTTTATATTGTCAACGAAACAGATGCTACTGATTCTGATAGGCCATTAGAGGGAGATATTATATATCATCCTACTCTTGGAAAGTTGTTTGAAATTAACTTTGTGGATCATGATGAACCTTTCTATCAACTAGACAATAATCCTGTATACAAAATGCGCTGTCGCTTGTTTGAATATAGCTCAGAGGTTCTGGATACTGGTATTACTGCAATAGATGAGATAGAAGATAACTTGTCACGCCAGGCTCTCATTTATCAGTTTACGTTGGAACAATCGTCTGCTGTAAATGAAGATATTAGATTGGAGTCGGGAGTTGTTCTGGAGTCAGGTTGGCCTGGTGGCGATGCAGGCCTTGTATTAGAAGAAACTGATGGTGATAATATTATTGGAGAGAATGATTCTAGCTCTGTTGGTGAAAGTATTATACTTGAAAATGGTTCTTATCTCTTGAATGAGGAATATATAGTAGGAGATATGGTTACAGACAAGACAGCACAAAATGAATTGTTTGATTTATTAGATGATGATGTTTTAGATTTCTCAGAAAGAAATCCATTTGGTGATGCGGGAAGTTTGTAATGTTAGTAGTAATAAGGAGAAAAACTTTAGTTACTTTAAATGTTTTTTATTGGATGCCGGATTATGAAAATATACTACAACAATTTATATGGCAGACAATGGACGTTAAACCAAAGTACCCAAGGGTACATAGATTTCTAGACTACTGGCATAATAACATAGATGCCGTAGTGAGTGAAGTAGTAATATGCGATAGTGAAAGGGAGAATATATTGTGTTAGGACATCAATTCTACAATCAAACAATCCGAAAAGTGGTTATAGCCTTTGGCACGATGTTTAATGACATCCATCTGGTTCGCAAGGACGCTAGCGGTACGATTATACAGACGATGAAGGTGCCGCTCGCGTATGGCCCGCGTCAGAAATTTCTGGTTCGCTTGCGTGAGGATGCAGACTTAACTAAGCAAGTTGCTGTGACACTTCCAAGACTTGGCTTTGAAATCACGGGGTTAAGCTATGATCCTGCTCGTAAATTAAATCGTGTTCAAAAATTTAGGAAAGTAAAGGGAGACAATAATAAGCAATTAGATACTCAGTATATGCCGGTTCCTTATAATGTTGATTTTGAACTATATGTTTTATCAAAGCAATCTGATGATGCTTTACAAATCGTAGAACAAATCCTCCCATATTTCCAGCCTGATTATACTGTGACGATTAACGACAACACAGAAATGGGCACGAAAAGAGATATTCCTATTGTTTTGAATGGCGTTACTTACGAAGATGACTATGAAGGTGACTTTACTTCTCGGCGTTCTATTATATACAGATTTAGTTTTACTACAAAACTTTATCTCTATGGGCCTGTTACTTCCTCTAAGGTTATCAAAACGGTACAGATTGATCAATATACAGACTTGCCAGATCAATCTCCGAAACGGGAGCAGAGATATACAGTTACACCAGACCCATCAACTGCTGAAGCTGGTGATGATTTTGGATTTAATGAAACGGTTTCTTTCTTCCAAGATGCTAAGGGATATGATACAGAAACAGGTAAAGATGTGAGGGGCTCATCAGAAGGAACTGAATAATAATGAATAATAAAATTGATGAAGAGTTGGGTGTTTTGACAAAAGCATTACAACAGATTCCGTGGGAAGCAGATGAACAATCAGAAATTGAAGTAATACCTTCTCCGTCACAACATGGCAGTGACATAGAGAAAGATTATGAATATCAGCGAAACAATTTCTACAATTTAGTTGAGAAGGGTTCAGCAGCAATTGATGGAATACTTGAGCTTGCAAAGGAAAGTGAGCATCCAAGAACATATGAGGTTGCCGGAAATCTTATCAAACAAGTCGCAGAAGTTACTGAGAAATTAGGTGACTTACAGGAAAAAATGCGAAAGCTTAAAGAAGTTCCTAATACAGCTCCAAAGAATGTAACGAATGCATTATTTGTAGGCAGTACTGCTGAGTTACAAAAAATGATAAGAGGAAAGTAATGAGTAGAGAGTTTTAAAAATGTTAGAACAAAATTATCTTGGAAATCCGAATCTCAAGCGTTCCAACATCCAGCAAGAATGGACAAAGGAAAAGGTTGAAGAATATGCAAAATGTATGAAAGACCCGGTATATTTCATTGAAAATTATATGAAAATTGTATCTCTGGATGAAGGGCTTATTCCTTTTAAGTTGTATGGTTTTCAAAAAGAAATGGTTGGAACCTTTCATAATAACCGTTTCACTATTGCTAAGATGCCAAGACAAAGTGGAAAATCGACTGTCATTATTGCTTATTTACTTCATTATGTATTATTTAATCCAAGCGTAAATGTAGCTATTCTTGCTAACAAAGCTACAACAGCTCGCGATTTATTAGGGAGACTACAGCTTGCGTATGAACATCTGCCGAAGTGGCTTCAGCAAGGAGTTATGCTATGGAATAAGGGTTCTTTGGAGCTTGAGAACGGCAGTAAAATACTAGCATCTTCTACTTCTGCAAGTGCTGTTCGCGGCGGGTCTTACAATATTATTTTCCTTGATGAGTTTGCATATGTGCCTGCTAATGTCGCAGAGCAGTTCTTCAGTTCAGTCTATCCAACAATCTCAAGTGGTAAAACCTCAAAAGTCATGATAGTATCAACACCCCATGGGATGAATATGTTTTATAAAATGTGGGTCGATGCCGAAGAAGGAAGAAATTCATATATTCCAATTGAGGTTCATTGGAGTGAGGTTCCTGGCCGGGATGAAAAGTGGAAAGAGGAGACAATCAAGAATACCTCTGAAGCTCAGTTCAACTCGGAATTTAATTGCGATTTTCTTGGCTCCATTAATACCTTAATTGCTCCATCAAAGCTTAAAGTCCTAGCATATAGAAATCCAATAAAGACAAATGCAGGCTTGGATGTATATGAATATGCGAAAGAGAATCATACATATATGATATCTGTTGATGTATCAAGAGGAACATCAAAAGATTATTCTGCTTTTGTGGTTATTGATATATCAGAAATACCTTATAAAGTTGTTGCAAATTATAGGGATAATGAAATTAAACCCCTACT